GAGATCACATTCTCGTGTATTGTGTTTGGTTTTTTCAAGTATACAAACTTAATCTTCTCGCCGTTTTGAATTAGAGAATACTTATTAGTCAACTTATTCTCTTTAACGTAGTGATTGAACAGAAGTGCTCCGCGAACATGAATCGGAGTTCCTTTTATATAAATGTCGGAAGATGACTGATATTTAACAACATCAGATGCAGAACGAGGGAATGAAATTTGCTCTGGAGGTAAAGACTTGAACTCCTTACGGGAATTTTCAATAAAGTCAATAACTTCATCTTCAGTTCCACTCATCATCAACTTAAGAGCATCCTTAATCATTTTACGGCAAGGTGCTGGGGTAGAAGATTTAACTGCCTCAATACCCATCATCTTGAGTTTAGGTTCCTCATATCGGACACCTTCACTGTCCCATACATTAAGGATGTATCGCTTCTTCGCAGTCCAGATGCCACGGTCAGCGATGTTCTCTCGCTTCATTTGCATCTTCTGGTCATAAGCATTCACATAGGTCGCCAGTTCTTGGTAAGAACCCTCAATATACTTTTCAAGTTCCATTGAAGCGACCTTATCAAGGAACGAAACAATGCCTTCAGTAGTTTTCTCTCTTCCTTTGTATACAGTCTCAACCAAAGGACCCATATTAAGATAGATAGAATCAGTATCCGAAGCAATAACGTAATCAACATCTTCAGTCTTGAGTAGTTTGTTTATATAAGTGTTCATCTTGTTTTCAATCCACCGAATTGAAACTTGACCAGACAGAGTGATTGCTTCTGCATTTGCAAGTTTATAATAACGGAAGTATTGATTTCCGATGGCACCATAAGCAGAGTTTAGAGAAATCTTCTTTGCCATCTGAATGTTATTACAGCGGGCAATCTCTTTTACCAATTCTTTGTTTTTGGTTTTCTCATACTCTTTCTTTGCAGCAATCATCTTCTTCTTGAAGATGACCCTATCCTGATACATTTTTTCCATCAGTTCTGGAAGGAATCCACGAATGTCCTTTCGGAACATTGCACCATTAGCACATACTGCATAGTCCTTATACATCTCAAAGTTAATTGATTGATTGAGGATTTTGTCAACACTTACTGTTGGGTGCCTTTCATCAACCAGAGTTTCTGGGGAGATGTTGTATTGCATAATCAAGTGTGGATACAGTGAGTTAAGGTCAAAGTTCACAACCCAATCATACCTACCAGGTTTTGGTTCTTTTACATATGCACCAGCATACTTTTCATTCTTCTGAGATTTGTTCCTTGGAGGAATGACAATATCCCGCTTCTTAAGATAGTTGTAGATAATATTGTCCCACATCCTTACCTGATAGAACACATCCGCATAGTTTACCTTTGCGTCGTATGCCATCGTAAGTGCAAGTTCAATCAGTTTCATCTTGTCTTCCAAACGGTCAACAAGTTCCACGTCAACGATGTTGTATTCAATAAACTTTTGCCAACCTTGAGTATAGAAGTCCTTAAAGGTATCAAACTCAGAGTGGTCTAGTTTCTTTTGCCCCAGTTCTACTTCAGCAATATAGTCAAGACGGTATGATTCTTGTGCCTTATAAGTGAACTTCTTATAGAGGTCAAGATAGTCTAATTGAGTCAAACCACCAACATCAAATGTCGTGTGCTTACGTCCATTGATAAAAACTTCGCCTTCAGTAACCAGTCCCCAGTTCGAAAAACGCTTCATTAGTTTTTCACCAAGAACACGATTCAAACGCTTACAGATATATGGAATATCATACAACTGAATGTTCCAACCAGTAATCACATCAGGAACATCAACCATCCAATAGTTGATAAAGTGATTCAGAAGTTCATACTCACTTGGGCAGTGATGGTAAGTAACATTCTTTTGTTTATTGTTGAATGGTTTTACTCCCCAAGTAATAATCTTTTTAGTGGTGTAGTCCTGAATTGTGATTGCAAGGATTTCTTCTGAGCAAGATTCTACATCAGGGAATCCTTCTTCAGAAGCAACCTCAATATCAAGAGTTACAAGTTTGATTTTACTAATGTCAAACTTGATTTCATCTTCAGGGTATTTCTCTGAGATATATTGGTAGATGTAACGATCATTACCGTAGATTTCAAACCCATCAATCTCATCATACTTTTTGTAGAACTCACGACAGTCACGAACTGTTCCTGGATTGATTGGTTCTACTGCTTCTCCACCTAATGTTCTATACTTAGAATCTTTTTTTGTCTTTACAAATAGAGTTGGGAAAAACTCATCTCTTGTCTCAAATCTTTTATCATCTTCAACGCCACGAACCAAAAATTGATTTCCAATCAATTGAACATTAGTGTAAAATCTCATTCCTTAATCAAGTCCTCATATTTTTCAAGAAGTGTCGGAGTTGGATTTGCAAGAGTAAGTATCTTGTCCGAACTCATCATAAATGTGTCTTGCTTGGTCACTTCAAACAAGAATGGTTCTAAGGTTTTATTTTCTTTTACGACAAAGGGTTTAACAAGTTTACAGTCAGGTTCCCCAATATCAGCAGATACTTCCTCAATCTGTGATATCAGAATCTGATTGTTCAGTAGAAGAAGTATCTTTATTGTCTTTTCCATTTTGTGTAATGTCCTCAACGTACATTTCTTTTAGTTTATCAACTGGTTCAACCATAGTAATCATCCAATCTGCGGGGATTGGGATTCTCTCATCTTTGGACAGTGGCATCCAAGGAAACAAGGACACTTCAAATCCTGTTCTCTGTACACCCTCTCCAACTTCTTCAGTAATCATCGTAGGACTTCTCATCTTGACAATACAAGGTCTATCTAGAAAATATCCAACGATTCTTTTGTTTTCTTCATCACCAACAACCATTTCATTTACGTTTGCGATGATATCTTCTCCAGATTTGAGAAGCAGCAATTTAATAGTCATAAAACACTTTTACCTAGTAATATTTTAGCAAGAAAAAGGGGAGGCGTCAACTGGATTTTGCCAGTTGCCTCCCAGCGCCGACGATATTCAGTTATATTTATAGATAGTCCTTTCGCTTATGATGCTCTGGAACAATTCTACCAAGAGTCACTGTCAGAAGCCCATCCTCAAAATCAACTGATCGAACTTCCGTGTCATCAGAGAGTGTCCAGGAACGTGTAAAACTCCGTTGAGCCAGACCTTTGTGAAGATAGTTTGACTGCGTTTCTTTATCTTCTTTCTGCCCTTCAACAAAGAGTTTTCCGTCTTGCGTATAGACATAAACCTCCTTCTTTTTAAATCCAGCAAGTGCAAGTTCCAGTCGTGACTCTACATTGCTAACTTGAACAAGATTGTATGGGGGATAGTTAGAAGTTGTTTCGTGAAGACTAAAGATGCGATCAAAATATTCATCTAGTCCAATTGTATTGCGGTTGATTCTTTCCAGCAAGGCAGGAAGATCCGCAGCCTGATACTTCATCAGATTAGTCATTATAGTAGCTCCTTTAAAAGCGAGTTTGTGTTTTGTGGACCCTTTCGGCATCCATTATTATTTATACCAAAGAACAGAAAAGAGAAGAACGGTAAAAACCGAACTTCTCTTTAGGGTGTTCCGACTTTTGTAGAGTGCCGCACGAATGGCACAGAATTATTTATTCTACCTCTACTGCTTTTCCTTTCTTGCCAATGTTATACTTTTGCTCAAGAATCCAATCACCCTTATCCTTATAGGCAAGAACTTTAATTTGGTTAAGTGGAGCAATATCAGATACTTTATCTTCTTTTACAACAGTAATTAATCCCCAATCAGCAAGAAGACGAACGATACGATTACGTCTTTGGACATCATTTACTGTTAAGTTTGCATGTTTACCGTCAAGTGCAAACAGTTCTTTAAAGTGAACGATATAATACTTACCCTGCTTGTGAAGAATATGGCAGGATTGATAAAGTTTTTTCTCCTTACGTGATGCAACTCCGATGCGAGTTAAAGTCTCACGAACTTTCAAAAAGTCATCAGGTTCATTAAGAATTACCTCTACCATTTGGTCTTGAGACCATTCAACAGTAGGTTCTACCGTAGTAGTCATTTTGTTCCTCCAATATCAAGTCGTTTTTTAATGAAAGTAAGTTGTTCTTTTGTTAAGATTTTCAGTGCTTGAGATGCCTTCTCATTACTATAACCATAGTATGATTTAATACATTCTAAGTCTGTAACCTTATCTTTTCGGAGCCAGGGAGAAAATCTCTTCTTTTTCCTTAGACTATTTAGATAAAACGAATATTGCATATCTTTGTCAATATGATGATTAATATTCATTTCATTTGCAAAGAGAACGCAATCGATGCTACCCGACAAGCATTTGTTAATAATATACGGAGGATAGTCTTTGATATCTTCAGATAAATCCTCTTTTGTAAAGTTAATTGAATTCAACCAGTCCTTCAGTTCCATAACAAATTTTTATCATAATTAAACAGCAAAAGTTCCTTTCTTTCTTTTTGCTCTCGCATATATTCACCAACAGAACGCATTGTATAAGTCAAATCAAACTCACCAGTCTTCCATTTTTTAAAACGATCTTTGACTAGTTGATCAGAATTATAACTTATTAGTTGATGCATATAACAAGAATCACAATCAACAGCAAACTTATCGTGATCAAATCCTTTGTGCATTGATCCTTTACGCCCATAGAGATTATCCTTAATATCATAAGGAGGATCGAGATACACAAAAGCACCCATATTCCCATCCAACAAATAGTCGTAAGAGTAATTAGTTATACGCCAATTTGCTATTAGCGTAGAATACGCAGGCAACTTTTCGATCCCTCGCAGACTGAAGTTGTTATTGGAAGCCTGTGGTGAAAATGATGAACTCTCTGTAAGACCACTAAAACTACACTTATTGACAATATAGAAAGCCACAGCACGATAAATACTTGGCAAACTTTGGTCATTGATCTGCCCTTTTGAGTGAAGAAAAAGTTCTCTTGCTAAATCGGGAGTATTATTTGCTGTCTTTAAATCTACCAGTTTATCTTTAAGATCAGTACCAAACATCTGGAGTTGTTGCCAGAAGTTTACAAGAGGTTCATATAAATCATTTACCCAAATATTTAATCCAGGATACTTCTTTGTGATATAAATCGCAACACTTCCTCCACCAAGAAATGGTTCTCGGAATTCTTCATAATTACGAAGGTCTGGAAAATAAGGTCCCATCTTTTCACAAGCACGGGATTTACCACCAGGATACCTCAGGGGAGTCTTGAGTTCTTTCATTCAAACTCTCCACTTCTATTTTTAGATGTCTCGTAAGGTAATACACAAGAAACCGAAATTTCAGTTGATTTAGTTGCTTCTGCCATCTCACGATATCCAGTTCCAACATAAATCTGTCCACCAACTACAGCAACTGCCATAGCACCCCAGAAAATGTAATACCACTTTGCTTTTACTTGATGTTCTTTATTCATTTGAATTCACACTCCACCATAAGTTCAGTAAGGGCAGCAAGAAGATTTATTTCTTGGTCAGCAACGAACGCACATTGGTATTGATACTTAGCAATAACAAGAACGGCAGCAGGGATAGATGCGGGAACAAGGCAATCATAAGTGGCGTCATAAACCCTGCGAAGTAGATGAGAAGCATCATTGTCCAAGTTCCCGACCACCCACTTTCGGACTTCAGGAAAGTTTTTATCCTTAAGATTTTTAACAAGTTCATTTACAGATACGTCAGAGAAAGATGCAAGAATTCCAGAGTCAATCTTTCCACCAGTAGAATACCTCTGAATTTCATTCAAAACCCGCCGAAAGTCGGGAAAGTGTTTGGATACAAGTTCCGCAACGACTTTTTGATCATACTCAATCTTTTCTTGATTAAGGATAAATTGCAACCTTTGGAAGAAATTTCCTGCAAGTTGTACCCTCTGCTTCCCCTTGATTGTAAAGTCAATGACTGCACATCGAGAATGAAGGGGTTCAATGATTTTATTTTTGTAATTACAGGT